CCCATGTGATAGAATTTTTATGCTGGATCCAGCGAGCAGATTTTATGATTCAGACGATGCCGGGAAACAAACTTCGGTTATGTGTCGTTTACTTGATGAAACTGAAAAGCCAGTTTACACATGCGAGCTCGATCCCAGAATAAAGAATCCAGTCTTATACCCGGTAGAAGAAGTATGCAATGACACAAAATGTGCATACTTGAATACGACTGTGGCCTATACAATCGCATTTGCTTTATGGAACAAGGTCAGCAGAATTGATCTTTATGGCATTGATTTTTCATACAAAGAGAATATGCACTTTGCAGAAGCGGGAAGGGCTTGTGTAGAGTTTTGGATCAGCAAGTGTATGAGCGCTGATATTTTAGTAGGAATCAGCGGTAGATCTACAGTTTTAGACTCGAATGTTCCGGCCACAGAAAAACTTTATGGTTTTCATAGGCTTGATAAACCTTTGGTTGCTGTGCCACATGAAGGCAAGTTTATTATTGGTCCATTTGACGAAATCAATGACAAACTAGAAGAGTTTGGTTTGAAAATCAATGAAGATGTGGTTCCACCAGAGCCATACAAAGGGTAAATATGAGCGTAGAAGGTGATTTTGCTTTAGGGAATGTTTCTGTTTCAACCACAGAATATAAGGGACACGATCCAGAATTTTGGGCTGCACAGGCCACAAAAAAGATATGTGATATATCAGATAGCGCACCGGATCATATAAAACAACAAGCTCGTGCTTTTCAAAACCAAGTTTATACTGTAATCTTATATACAATAAAGAACGCGATTAAGTCACAGAACACAACTTATGCCAATTTATTAAAAGAACAGGGCCATGAAGACATGGCTAAAATATTGAGGGAGCTTTAAATGGCAATTACATCGGCAATAGCAACAAGTTTCAAACAAGAATTGTTGGTTGGAACACACAATTTTACCAATTCGAGTGGAAACAGTTTTAAATTGGCTTTATATACAAGCTCGGCTACTTTGGGAGCTGGGACCACAGCGTATGTGACAACAGGTGAAGCAACTGGAACAAACTACACTGCTGCTGGATCCGCTTTAACGAATGTCACGCCAACTACATCTAGCACAACGGCTTTTTGTGATTTTGCAGATTTGACGTTTAGCAATGCAACAGTTACAGCCAGAGGTTGTTTAATCTACAACGATACACAATCAGACAAAGCAGTTTGTGCGATTGATTTCGGCGGAGATAAAACATCGACAGCTGGTGACTTTACAGTTGTCTTTCCAACCGCAGATGCTTCAAACGCGATTATTCGTTTAGCATAAGGTCAACAAGGATATGTTAGAATCTAACGATGCCTCTGACCAAATTAAACTTTAAGCCAGGAATAAACAAAGAAGAAACCGATTACTCAAACGAAGGCGGTTGGGTTGACGGCGACAAAATTCGTTTCCGTAAAGGTCGTGTTGAAAAAATAGGCGGTTGGGAAAAATTTTCATCCAGCACCATAATTGGTTCTCCACGAGCTCTACATTCCTGGATCTCTTTAGGTGGCAGTAAATATCTTGGAATTGGCACCACCAATAAGTATTACATCGAAGAAGGTGGAACCTATAACGATGTAACACCAATTCGCAAAAATACCACCAATGCAGCTACATTCGCTGCAACCAATGGATCTTCAACTTTGACAGTCACCGATGCCAGTCATGGAGCTGTTAATGGTGATTTTGTTACCTTTTCAAGCGCAGTTTCATTAGGCGGTCTTGTTACGGCCAATGTTTTAAACCAGGAATACCAGATCACTTTGGTAACCGGAACAAACACTTATGAAATTACTGCAAAAGATACCTCTGGCGATACAGTAACCGCCAATGCAAGCGATTCTGGCAACGGCGGATCGGCGACAGATGCAGCATACCAGGTAAATTCTGGCTTAGATGTTTATGTCCAATCTACAGGTTGGGGTGTAGGAACCTGGGGAGCGGGCGGTTTTGGTTCATCTTCTGGTCTATCTGATACAAACCAGTTGAGATTGTGGACACACGATAATTTTGGTGAAGACCTTATTATTAATCCCCGTGGTGGAGACATATATCGTTGGGTTGAGAATGACGGATTGAGCACTAGAGCAGTGAAATTGTCTTCTGTTTCCGGTGCAAACTTGGTGCCCACACAAGGTTTGCAAGTGATTACCTCAGAAACCGACAGGCATCTGATAGTATTGGGTGCTGATCCGATTAGTGGGAGCTCCAGAACTGGAACCATTGATCCAATGTTGGTGGCATTTAGCGACCAAGAAAATGCACTGGAATTTGAGCCGCTTAATACAAACACAGCTGGATCTCTTCGATTGTCCTCTGGTTCTTCTATTGTAGGAGGCTTGAAAGCAAGACAAGAGGTATTGATTTGGACCGATACATCTCTGTATTCAATGAACTTTATTGGCCCACCATTAACTTTTGCGATGAATTTAATCAATGAAGGCGCTGGACTAATTGGGCCTAAAGCCGCAGTCAATTCACCGAAAGGTGTGTTTTATATGTCTAAAAAAGGGTTTTACTTTTATAACGGAGCAGTACAAAAATTGCCGTGTTCTGTCCAGGACTATGTTTTTGGTGATTTGGATGAGGGACAGGCTTACAAATGTTTTGCTGGCCTTAATGAAGAGTTTTCCGAGATTTGGTTTTTCTATCCGTCTTTAACGGATAATGAAACCGAAATATCAAGATACGTTATATACAATTACGAAGAAAATTCCTGGAGCATTGGATCTTTGGAAAGGTACAGCTGGATTGCCGCGGGTGTTTTCAATAAACCATTGTCGGCTGGGGAGGCGTCTTCAACCAAATACATTTATGAACATGAAAAAGGCTACAACAATGATACCAGCTCAATGGATGGTGTTTTCGTTGAGTCTGCGGACATTGATATATCGGATGGAGACAGATTTGCATTTTTAAAACGTGTTTTGCCAGACATTCTTTTTGTGAATGATGTTGGCACCAGTCAAGATCCGGCTATAAATATTGTCGTAAAACAAAGAGATTTTAGTAATCAAACACTTGTTACAAATTCGACCACGAAAATTACTTCGAGCAGCACTTACGGATCTCTAAGATCCAGAGGCCGACAATTTGTGTTTCGGTTTGAATCAGACGACGACAACGATGAGGTAGATAGAAAAAATTACAAATGGAGATTGGGTAATACGCGAGTAGACATACAGCCGTCGGGGAGAAGGTAGGTGAGCAAATTACTGCCAACTAGGCTGCCCATTGCAGATGGGGCTAATGTTACGGCCGATACCTTTAATCGTTTAATAAGAATTTTAGAGATTAACCTGGGCGCAGTCGATCCAGATAGAATAAAAATTTATAATTCGACCGAGATTAGTGAATTGCAATTTGCTACTGGAGCGATTATATTTAATTCTACAGTAGAGGTACACCAAGCCTTTGATGGAACAGAGTTTAGAAATCTGTATGAACATCAAACATACTTGACTGGATTATCTGCTACAATGAGTTTAGGTAGTGTCACAGTGAGCATATCATGAGTGCATTAGAAGACAGTTTAAGAAAAGTTTATAAATTACCGAGTGTGACAACTGAGAGCACTAGGCCTAGTTTTCGTGGAAAAACAGGTAGGTTGACTACAAAACAGGAAATAGGCGATGAAATAAGGTCTATGACTGGTGCCGTAATGACAGCAGAAGATGAAAAAAGATTTTTGTTTGATGCCTTGCAAGGCGCAAAAGGCACTATGCCAAATAATAGAGTTGACAATTTTCTCCTTACCAGAGAAATGATCGAAGACCGACCAGCCATGGAAAATTTGCCTCTTGATCCTAACAGCACTCCAGAGATTACACCTTTAGGAGAGCTCCCAGGCGACAAAGATCCCATGGATGAGATGGATGCAGAAACCAAGCAAAGGTTGGACGAATTGCTTGGCAAGGCCGCAGCTCAACAAATGGCACCAATGGCACCATTGGCAGAACAGCTCAAAGCAGCTGGCACCGGAGAAGACACAGCATTGGCGCACTTACGGCCCGGCGAGATAGTAATACCGCCCGAGTTCATGGAAGACAGCGAGTTTGAAGGCGCATTAGAAAGAAAATTCAGAGAGTTTAATATCAACCCAGAAGAGGCCGTAGTCGGCATGGGGATTGCAAGTCTAAACCCACAAACAGGCTTAGAACAGTTTGGTTTCTTCAAAAAGATATTCAAAGGCATCAAAAAAGTCGTTAAGAAAGTTGCTCCAGTAGCTATGTTGATACCCGGTGTTGGCACAGCATTGGGCGGTGTTTTGGGCGGCATTGGTGGCTTGGCCACAAAAATACCAGGCATCGGTGGAGCTTTAGGATCAATAGGCAGCACTGTTGCTGGCGGAATAGCTAAATTAGGCATACCCGGCATATCTTCCATAGCGGGAGGCACAGCTGGTGGTTTCGGTGGTATTGCGGATGCACTCACTACAAAAGCTGGTCTTTTCGGTGGCGGTCCGTTTTCGGGTTTAGCGGGTGCTCCAGATTATTATGCTGGGGGACCGGGTTCTGATCCACAATCGATTGCAAAACAACAAGTAAAAACACAATTAGAGCAAGCCAGAGCACAAGCTGTTGCTTCTGGAAATATGGAAGACGTTGCTAAAATCGACGCTTATCTTAATGATCCAGCAAATCAAGCAGCCCAACTTGGTCCCTTTGGAGGAACCATTGGTCCAAGAATAGCGCAAGGACTCGGCGGTATCTTG